CTGGTAACGGCAGGGAATTGCTTTCTGTCTACTACGTTTAATTCTCGTTCCGGCAGCAAGGTGCGCTATCCCAAGAAAAGATTATCTCAAAAGCCCATCGAACAAGACACCCTTGAGTGCTATCAGTGCGGCCGAGTTGAACCTGCTATTACAGGGATGTCTCAGTGTAGAGATTGCGGATCGCCTCTAGTCAAAGGCAAAGCGTCGATGCTTGATGATCTGGGCAACGAGGTGATGCTTGACGTTGAGGAGGAAATCGAAGGCGAATACGATGAGTTTTCCCTAGGGGAAATCGAAGAGCATGTAATATCGCCTTTGAATTTCTATCCCGAACCCTCTACGTCCCTTAAAAATACGCGGTATGCCATCGAAACCGAAGCAATGTCCGTTGATAATATCAAGGATATGTTTGGATCGAAGGCTAAAGATGTTGTAGCTGAATCCATAGAGCATGACGCATTTGGCGGCATCTACGGCGATGCCCTAAATATGCAGTTTCAGCCCGATAGAGAACAGCAAAAAGACCACGCTATCGTCAAGTTCTTCCGTCATGTGCCAGATCGCAGATGGAAGAAAGGGATGTTACTGATCGTTGCCAACGGAGAAATCCTATATGAAGGCAATCTTGACGATTGTGGCGATGGCAAATTGCCCTATGTGCATCTAAAATATCGCCATCTTCCCGGCTCATTTTGGGGTGTTTCTCTTCTTAATGACCTAATTCCACAACAGAAGCGGCTTAACGCCATTGACTCTCACGTTGTTTCTAACCGCAAGCAGATGGTGTCAAACCAGTGGCTTGTGCCGGAGGGGTCTGGTGTAAGTAAGGTCGATGGTCGTTCTGGTTTGATGATTAAATGGACACCAGCCACAGCAGGGGGCTTTAAGCCTGAACGTCTGCAAGGTGTTCCGCTGCCGAACCAAGTAATCCAAGAGCGCGAACAAGTTAAGATGGATATGGAGATCGTTTCGGGCGCAAAGGAAGTGCTGTCTGGAAACGTCCCCCCAGGACCAGAGACAGGCGCGGCTATCGAAGCTATGCAAGAACAGGCGTTTCGTCGCTTTGGCCCATTGGTAAAGATGTGGAGAGCCGGATTGGCCGAGCATGAGCATAGAAAGCTTAAGCTTGCTCACAAATACTGGAAAGAAGAGCGCGTAGTACGAGTACTAGGAGATAACACAGAGCTAGAATCCTACTACATCAAAGGCGCAGACCTCCGGCAAGCAATGGATATGACCGTTCGGGTGTCGATTGGTATGGATTATTCCCAATCAGCCCAACGACAAAAGATCATGCAGGCCGCTCAGATGGGCTTACTTGGCGATATGCGCGATCCAATGGTCAGAGGACGCATACTTGAGCGACTAGAGATCAAAGGGTTTGAATCAGAATACACATTAGATGCCAAGAAAGCGCGCAGGTATCTGGAAAAGATGAAGGAAGGCGAAATACCGCCGCCACCAGAACCTGTAGACAACCACAGCATACAGTTCCAAGTCTATAAAGACTACATGCTGACCTCTGACTTCGAAGCCCTGCCAGAACAAATACAGGGCATTATCAGAGAACGCGCTCAAATCCATCAACAGTTTATGCAACAAGAACAGCAACAGATGATGATGCAAGCGCAAGCCGCGAAGGGTGCGCCCGATCAAGTAGCAGACCAACTGGCCCAAACGGGCGTAGGGGGTCAACCAGTACCAACACAACAATAGGAGACTTTAAATGTCTGAAGCTACTCAACAGGCCCCTGTAGAACAGGAGCCTGCCGAGGTCATAGCACAGCCACAAGAAGTAGACGATAGCGTTTTTGATGATCTCTATCGTCAAACTGTAGGGATTCCTGTCGAACAGGCTCCCGAACAAGCGCAACCAGTTCAACAGGCAGCTCCACAGGAGCCAACTGAAGATGAGACTCACGCGCTTAAAGAGCAGTTGAATCAACTCAAAGGTGCCTTGGCTATGCAGGCTGCCCAACAGCAGAATGCACAGCAAAACGCACAGCAGGCTCCACAGACGCAGAAAACGCTTGAACAGCAATTGCTTGATGACAATCCCGATCTTGATCCAAAAGCTATTCAGTGGATGGTCAAGACGGCAGGCACAATTGCAGAAAGGCAAGTCGAAGAGCGTTTACAACCTCTGCAACGGGAGTTCAATGAGTTAAGAAACTTTGCTCAAACACAGGCCAATGAGCGCACTGTTAGTCAGTTTGACGAAGCAATGGATTCGTTGGCTAAACAAGCAGGTATTCAAGATGAATACACTAAAAACGTGCTTAAGGATGCCGTCACAGCTAGAGGCCTGAGGCAGTATGGTCAGAACTTTAACTTGGACGCCGCCCGTAAGCTGTTTAGAGATGCAAACAACGAACGGTTACAGCAGGGTCATGCACAGCAGACTCAGTATGTAACTCAAAAACAAACAATGCAAAATGATGCGCCTCCTGTATCTCACGCGCAGAGTGACGCAGGTACAGCTATAGAATCATTACAGAACCAGATACGCGATCCAAACAACAGAAACATGGATATGCGTAGTCAAGGTATGACCGAAGCTGTATCTAAGTTTCTTGACGCAGGGGATAAAGCGATTAACTCGCTGTTGGGAGGTCCAAAGAAAGAGTAAGTAATGGCTTCACAGTATTATAGCACTAGCACGAATACCGGCTTTAATGCCGCGCTGAAGGAGTTTTATCTCCCTCGGCTCGTGTCGACGATTAACGAAAAGCGCATTTTGATGTCTCGCCTTGAGCGCGACAGCAAAAGCACGGACGTTTCTGGTCGACATGCCCGACTGCCTGTAAACATTGCGCCCTCCCAAGCAATTGGTGCCAGAGCGGATGCGGATGGCGGTCCGTCTTTGCCCGATCCACAGAAGCAGACCTTTGTCGAGTTGATGGTAGGATATGCTTTCAACTATGGCACGGTTCGCATTACGCACCCCGTAATGCAGGCTTCTAAGAATGATCGGGGTGCATTTATCAAAGCGATTGGTGCTGAAATGGATGGCATCCGTCGTGACCTCAAGAATGACATCAACCGTCAGTTGTTTGGTGATGGGACGGGTGTGCTTGGCCGCGCAGACGGGGGTGTTAGTAACGACACTGCGTTGACAATGCAAGCAGGCCATAAGGTTGTTAAAAACAGCTTTCTCGATGCCAATGAAGCTTTGAACGCTGTTACGCCTAGCTTGGATGGTATTCAAGCAACTGCCGTGTCTGGAAATTCAGTTACGTTGGCTTCTAATCAGACTATGGCAGACGGGGATTATGTGTTCCGTAAGGGCTCTGTAAACAATGAAATGATGGGCTTGCTTGGCATTGTCGATAGCTATGCCGCTTCGACTACGTTTAAGCAAACCCTACAGGCCATTGACCGCAGCGAGTTCCCTGAGTGGGACGCACAGGTTTTTGAAAATAGTGGCACAGCCCGTGCCATTACAGAAGACCTTCTGGATCAAGCCATCCTTGATACGCAGAGTTCACAGGAAGGCGAAACGAGCCTCATGGTCACTTCGCCCACGCAGTTCCGCAAGATTGGTCAGCTACTAACGCCGGATCGTCGTTATAGCCCGTCGATGGAGCTTGATGGTGGTTTTACCGCTATCAACTGGGCAGGCGTTCCCATTGTCTGGGATCGTGATTGTCCTCGTATGGGTCAGTTCGTTAATAACGCTGCTGATACCGATATGCTCTTTGGTTTGGATGAATCTCAGTTGATGATTTTCCAACTGGCAGATTGGGACTTCGATGATACGGACGGCAACGTCTTGCACCGTCGACAGGATGTAGCGGCGTATGACGCTACGCTTTACTACTATGCCAACCTCGGTTGCATGGACCCATCGAAGCAGTTCGTAATTCGTGACCTTAGCCGCTAACGAGGCGGTGAGGGGAGGGGTGTGGGGGTAGGGCATTCGCCCTGCTCCCACTTTTAAAGTGAGGATTAAATGGCAAGTTTAACATTTCCGATCCCTTCAGAACGAACTAGAGCCGGAAGACACTACGAGCAAAAGACGATAACGTCAGCAGATGCTAGTAGTGGAATAACTGTAGTCCCGGCATTGACCGGATATACAGCGGTTATTGATAAGATTTGCATTAACTGCGCGGCAACCGAAGTCGTATCACTGCTAGCAGGTAGTGACGCACTGGTTGATGTCATGACGTTAAATGCAGGCTCTATTCACGAACTGACGGACATACGATCAGACACAATAAGCGAAGCAATTACTCTAGATACGGTTGATTCTGGAACGATTACAGCATTCGTAGTTTACCACTACGAATAACTCTAAGTATCCCTTTTGAGGGGGAAAACTGTGGATTGGAGAACCAATGATTAATACAAAGAACATTGATGGAGATAGTCCGATTCGGACGAAGACGTTTTATGGCGTTGTTACTGGAGATTTAACTACGGGGGACGATAAGGGGGCAATCCCAATTGTTGGATTGGACACCTATGGAGGGGAAGTCACTCGCGTTGATCTTGCTGTTGGGACTGCTCCCGTGGGAGCCACACTGGATGTTGTTATAGCCAATGGAAGCACTGACATATCTAACCCTTCGATTGCAGTTTCCGGAAGAACGGGAAGCGACACAACGATTGTTAGCGGCAATGTAGACAATGGAACGGTTTTGGATATTGATATAGATCAAGTAGGCAGTGGCACCGCCGGATCGAACCTTTTGGTTGCGGTTACGGTCAAAGTCCACGGATCAATCGAAGGTTAGTCAATTGTCT